ATCCATGTAGCACCACCACCTGTAGGAATACCACCATCTGTAGCTTGACGCGGAATATTAGCTGCACCCATGAAAAGAATATCATAGGCAGTTATTGGAAGAACAACCTGTTCTCTTAATACTCCACCAATAATAACTACGTCGCGTGGACGTAAATTACTTTTGATATCGGTAAGAGATGTATAGGATTGTCCTACTCCACCACCGGGACCATAACCATCTGGAAAAATATACCAAACATTATTTACTGCTCCCCAACCCTGAAGAACTGACCTTTGATTAGTTGGAAAATCTCTCCAAAAACCTTGCATTGTCATTTGTTTCTCCTACCTCATCCGGCTTTTAAGGCCGGGGTTCACTCAATTATTAGAATGAACCCCGGATGAGATATTATGCACCTACGGGATACCAAAGTCCAGTGAGTGGATTCCAAATCATTAACATTGGACGATTTGTAACAGTTGTAACAGTAACTCCAATGTTACCCCCAACAGAAGTAAATGCACCTACTGTTCCTGTAGTCCATAAGAACGCTAACATACAGCAACCAGTAGTAGGAGGTGAAATAGTAGAAACTGGAGTTGTTCCAGATAAAATAGTGAGAAATGATTTAGGAGTAATAGTCGCAGCAGAAGGAATAGTTACTGGTTTCTGTTGGAGGTTATTCTGTACTGTGCTTAAATCTTGGAACATCAAGTCAGACATGATAATCCTCCCTTCTAGTAACCAGTAGGAACAGCTAAGTTATCAATATAAGCTGTAGCTGCTGGATTGTTTACGAAGAACTGAGTTCCAATGACCATGTAGAAGATGTCCGCAGTAGCAACACCACCGCTTGCACCACGAATTTCAAAAATGTGACGTCCATCAGTCTTATAGAATCCTAATGGTAAAGTTTCCCCACGGCCCCAAACTTCAGGTGATACGAAATCAATACGCTTTTGATTCCAGTTAAACGATTCTTTAACAGGAGCACCGGCCATCTGCATTCTGTCAAAATACATATCCAGACCTTCTTCCTTAGCCTGTTTATGAATAACAGAAACTAACTGGCCGATATTTTCATACGCCTGCTTCTGTGCAGGATGCATCCATGCTTGTGGTCGGAAGTTATTATCAATTCCCACCCTATTACCAATCTTATTGATTGCTAAACGGGGTAAAGGAAGTGATAATGCACTACCACCAGCATTAACACGATTGCTACGAATTTCTGGATTAGAACTACGACTAAAACCTAACCATGTTCCAACCGAAGCATTGGAATGATGATAAGGCACGCCGAAAAGTGCAGGAAGTGAATTCGGTGAATCAATACCATTAGTAACAATTAAATCGGTGGCAATGAAACCAGCGATATTAGGAGTTAACTGAATAGTCTTGTTTTCGGAGTCCAACTGAGTAATTACAGCACTTCCACGATTAGTTGCTAATGTAGCATCGAATACCTGAACTGTCTGACCATAGCGCATAAGACGAGCGCCAAAACCATCAGTTGTAAGTGTAACAGTATCGAATCCAGCACCAGCGACAACAGTAGTAGCAGTGCCAATAACACCATTACCAGCCTGCATTAACTGAGCATCTAACTGCCTACGAATCTCATCAAATGCAGTCGAAACTAACTTACGAACTGCAGCAATGATAGCCTTTTCACTAGAATCAGTAGACCACTCAGTTAATTTGGTATATTCAATATTCTCAGAACAAAATACTGAATTTAATACCGCTTTATCCCAAGTAGGACCACCACCACGACCTAAATCTCCGCCATTAGGATTAAAATACTGGAATGAACCACCAGGACGAATCTCTAATGGAATTCTCATCTGACGATTACTAATCTTTTCAACATCTCGCTTTGAAATAGTTGAATAAAACTTGTCGTCGCGTTCAAAAAGAGTTCTGATCTTCTTGACCACCTTTTCAAGCTCTAATGCAACTACTTGAGCTTCAACTACTGCCATAATCTTTACTCCTAATCCTGAAATTAATCAGAATTCAAATAATCCAAAGTAGACACATGATGTGGAATCTTTTTACTTTCTTCTCTAGGATTCAGACTGCTATTACTACGTGAGGCAGCAGTTTTGCCTGGTGCTACTGGACCTTTTTTAGGAGTGTCATCCTCATCTTCTCGAATACGTTTACCCATACCTTTAAACGCTTCATTCCTAGACTTTTTTATGAGTGGAAGTGCCACTGATTTGAAGCGTGAAAGATATGCCTTACGAAGGTCTTCTAGTGTTCTCTGAGAGAAATTATCTTTATGTGATACTTCCCAGAGTTTATCCATAATAACAACAAGTCGCTTATCACTATCCAAATATCTAGTAACTTCCTCAAAACAATCTCGAACTGCATTTTTCTTTACATATTCAGTCATGGAACCTTTAGGATCAATGTTTTCCATGATTGTGTTCTTAATTGTATTATCTACTCGTGTCTGTAATGTATCTCTTGCATTATCAAACTTTTCCTGAACTAACTTCTGTCTTTCTAATTCAATTTCAGCGCGTGGATCATCTTTTTCTGCTGTTTTATCTTTACCAAGACGAACAGGAGCTTGAATTTTATTAGACTGAAAAACAAACTTATTAAGAATTCTAGCAGCTTCTTCTAATTCTGTATCACCATTATCTCTAGCTGCCTGAACCATGTGAATAACAGTATTACGAACAATATTTCCTACTACATGTGTATATGAATCCTTATCTACTTTCGATAATGCAACTAAATAATTATCTACTGTTTCATTAAAAACATCATCACCATAAGATTTAACAATTTTAAGAGTAGTTTCAATATTACCAGAAGCTAAATCAGCTTCAAATTTATCAAGTGTATCAGCCTTAGATTTAGCCTCTCTAGCATCTTCAATAGTAGGATTAACTTCAGTAAACTGTTGTTCTCTATAATAAGCACTCTGAAGATAAGGAAAATCCTTAAATAGAGTTGGATATTTAGCTAAAATTTCTCTACGTTTAGGTGGAGTGCGAATTTCAGTATCTTCAGTAAGATTTAATTCTTCTTCAATTTCACTTAATTCATCTTTCTTCTTAGGTTCTTCTTCATCTTCATTCTCAACCGTTACTTCATCTTCTTTTCCAGATAATTCAACTGTTTCTTTTTCTGGTTCAGATTCAGGAAGTTCATCTTCCTTATTTAATTCACTAAGAGTGTCTTCAATTACACCTGTACCAATAGCTTCATCAGCATCATGTAGTAGGAACATCTGTTTCCTCATTTATGGGCGCCTTAGTATTCTTCTTAGGATTTGCCAATGGTGCAGCGCCTTCACCACCAGAAATCATTTGTTGCTGAGCCTGTTGCATCATTTCCATTTGCATAGCATTTTTATGAGCTATTGCATGGAGAAGAACATTCTTATAACCTGCTGGATTTTCAACTTTAGCTAATTGACCAGCTAAACTTGATGCCCACTTTTTACAAGTTTCAAATTCAATTGCATTATCATCTAACTCATCAGGTTCAATAGATGGTAATTCAATTGGTTGCACTTCTTCTGGTGGAATACCCTGTGAAACAGCCTCAAGAATCTGCATTTCATCGGGAGGCTGAACAATAGGTTCACTAGCTAGTAACTGTTTAATTTCATCGTATTGTTTATTTCTAGAATCTTCACCAGGAACATAAAAGTCAGGAATACCAATCGCATCATAAATGAGAGGAAGATTTTCAGGATTTGCAATCATCTGAAGAATCTGTGGATTATTAGCTTGTAATAATTGCATAATGAAATCCTTCCTCTGATTCCAGGTCATAGGAAGATTTTCATTAGATTCAATTTCAAACGAACCGATTTTACCTTCTAGGTCAGCTTTACGAATAAGAATATTAATGAAACTACCATCACTTGTCTTTTCTACATATCTTTCATCTTCTTTAACATCTTTAATATAAGCTGGAATTACTTTACCATGAATTTCTTTCCACCATACAGTAAACATTTTCCAAGTGCTCTGTAAACGTTGTAATGCCTGAGCACGAGACATACTATATTCTGAAGCAGTCCCAGAACCACCAATTTGCCCACCGAATAATGATGGTAAAGCACCCGAAACAAGTTGTCCAAGTTCCTGAATATTTTGACCAAATGGCATTACTTCAGCTGATAATGTAGCAGTCTTAACTTCATAGAATCCGCTCTTAACTTCTTTACCGGATTTAGGTGTAGCTGGATAAATAGCACCGGGAGCAGATTCCATTTGCTTATATTTCTTGAAATCTAGAACACTAGTATCAGCAAATGTTTGGGGAATTCCATGTTCAATTGTTTGTAATGTTAATGAAATAAGATCATTAGTTATTTCCTGGATGCTGGTAAGAAGTAACCCAATCGGATCAAACGTAAGATAATTAGCAAGAGGATTATAAGTAAGGGTCCAGTGATCATCTAAATCCTCATTACAGGCTTCAGCATAAATTTGATCTACGAAAACAACTTTAGCACCATTAGGAAATTTATTCTTTAAATCTTTACGAACTTTTTTATCTTCAATCATTTCAAAAGATGCTGGGCGAATCCAACAGTTTCTCATAGTCACAGTTTCTCGTGGCATTTCACCACGATACTGTGGATTATTTCTACCCCATCGAATATATGCTTCTTCACCCTGTTCAGGTGCAATTTGATCTCTTATATCTTGATAACGTTCTCTGGCAAAAGCATAATTTGTTTCATAACTATAAAGTAAATATAAACAATCTTTCTGTTTCTTAGCATAGAGTGGAATCTTAACATAGAGACCACCATATACTTCAATACACTGGCGTGCTTTCGGTTTATTAATAGTTCCTACCATCCGTTCAACAATGATAGTTTCTTTTCCTAACATTGGATCAACTAATGATAAACAGTTTTGACAAATCTGTTTACCCATATTAATCAAATCCTGCATGATAACATCTTCATCACCAGGATCAAACTTATCTTCTTCCTCTTGCATTAAATTTCCACAATTTGGACAAGTAGAAGTTTCAACTTCTTCTTCAACTGGTCCATATTTAGGAGATTCATAAGTTCCGTACTTTTCATCTTCTTCTGTATAATTATATGCAGCGGTCATTCCTTCCGTGCAATAAGTAAACAGAGCATGCAACCAGAGTAATGAAACATTATTATGACGGTCAATTAATTCACTAATCTTATCTCCTGCTTTCGCAGTAGCAATATCTAAGTTATTGTCCGCGTCATCGGGATAACACTTAATCGGAGGAATATTAGTAGATAAAGCAGCAATGATAGATTCAAGATAAGCACGAAAGACATTGATTGGCTTGTCATAGTAATCTTGTGAAAATGCATCATTGTCCTGTTGCTCATCATAAATACGCCAATCATGTGCAACTTCATCATACCATACACGAGAAAATCCATCAAATAATAATTTGAGTTTACGCCAAGTTCTTACTTGACGGTCACGTATATCTCTATCCTCATCCTCAAAGTCATCTACTAATCTTTTGAGAGCAGTTTTCTCGTCGTCTGTTAAGACTAGTTTAGCCATTATTTCTTATTCTTGCTACTATGAGCTAACATTTTTTCAGCTACAGCTTTAGAAGGACCAACACCCTTCTTAGGTTTCATACCATGCTTAATTGCTTGAAAAAATTTCTTTTGTTTCTCACTCTTGAATGGCATACTTACTCGCTATTATTCAGAGATAACAATAGTAGAAACCCTACCAGAAATAGACCAAGTTAAAGTAACAATACTATCCCAATCATAAATAGTATTAACTGGATTTTCACTTCCATCATCATGACCATGATGCACAGTAACAGTTCTTTGGTCAAAATCAAAATTTAAATTACTAACCCAATCGTGAACTAATGCAGTAGCCTGTAGTCCAGGACCAATTTTAGCAGTGATTGTAACTACATTATTATCCTTAATTGGCGGCATTTTCAATCTCCAATTCTTTTTCCAACTCGGTTATCCGATTCTCATCAGTCTTTTTAATTTGTGTTGCAGTTTTTAATTGAGCTTCTTCTAACTTCTTACGTCTTTCAAGTTCAGCAGTATTTCTAGATTCACGTTCTAATTCAGCTTTCCTAATATTCCAGGTTTTACCCATAGAAAAAATTGGAGCTGTTTCTTCTGGTTGAGCAGTTACAATTTCTGTCTTAGGATTAGTTAAGAGAATAATCTGATCTAACAGTCTTTTATTATCATAATTAGCTTTTTCTAATTGATTCTTTAGCGTTTCACAACTGTTGCAGATTTTATTATATTCCTCTTTATCTCTGCAGTCAGCGCAATGAGGATTAAATAAATGATGGAAAAATTTAATCATTATTTATCCTTTTTAACTCTATCAAAGAGTCCACCTTTACGATTTAACTCTCTAAAACCTTTTGCAGCTTTTCTAATAGCTTCATCAGTTCTAGGAAGTTTAGGATCTAATTCACCAGATTCATTGGGTAATTCAATATTCTTTGTTCGTTTACCACGCATACGTTCCATGAATGAGAGTGAAGGTCCAACTGGCATTTTAATGTCTCCGGTATCTTCTGATTGGCATTGTATCTTCTAATGACTCAACTGTTCTAGCTTGTCTATAGAATGCTGTCCAATCTTTATCTCGATTTAACTTATCAATTAATTCCTGTTGGGCTTGAATTATTCTAAATTCATTTTCTGCTTCACCAAAATATTCATCAGCACATTCACACATATAACGAATTACATCGTAAGGGTCATCACCAGGAAATTCTGCAACATCTTGGGGATTAGTCTTATCATATACACATGCCTTAAGAGCATTGTTGAGTAATTTAATTGGAAGTCCTTCAGGTGAATGAGAGAATATTTGTAACTTCGGTATATTGTTTTCAACTTCACGAGGTTCAAATATAGATAGATAAACTCTATAAGCTTCAAGTCCTTTGTTACGTAAAATCCATTGAGCCTTTTCATCATCGAACTTCGGAATTTCATAAGTTGGAGTAAACTTCTGTTTCCATCTAAGAAATTCATGTAATACTAATTTAGTACTTACTCTACTTCCTGGACTGTTATCTGTAAGTTCAATTGGTCTATCTAATGCTTCTGAAACTTGTTCTTGGATAGTTTTCTGACCCCTATGCTGTCCCGCACTTTTACAAATACGAATAATGCGAGGGCTATCGTTATCAATATATTCCTTAGCTTCAGATGCCCAGATTTCGATTGCTTTTTGCTGCCAATATTGTTCACGGTATATGTATAAACGTTTTGAAGGACTAATAGCTCCATATGCAATATATGTCATTGCAGGAGCAGCATAGCCCCAATCT